TCATTGCAATGGAATAATCAATATGCTATACGTGGCCGTCGATCCTGTTTTGTTTTCGAGCACTATCGCTGCCCCCAGCCCCGCTTTGCTAACGTTGTTAGACGACGCTGTGCCAGCCGCAACAGAAAAGACATTAGATGAATCGGATAGCTCGATGACATTGAAATAGTTAACAAGAAACATTGCTACTGGGCCGCCGCTGTCATTGGCAACGATCATCAGCCCGGCGAACGTAACCCCGCCATTGAGGTTAGAGGTTGCGTTATTAGCCAGTGTGACCGATTGACGATATGTCGCCAGTTGCCTCACGTCCGCAAGCGTCGCCTGTTTGATCGCATTGCTGGCGGCTGAATCCAGCACCAAAACCTTATCAGCCGCCGCCACCGGCGACTTGCTCGCGTAACTATTCGCCTGCGCCATCGTCGCTCACCTCCTCACTCGCTTCTTCCACCACCGGCACCACCGTCGGCGGGATCTTGCCCAGCGCGACCATGATCTGCACGGCCAGCCCTTCCAGCTCACGGAACAACCGCACCACGTCGGGGTTGGTCTCCAGATCGCTGCCGGCGGCCACCCCGCGCACCACGTCCACCAGCTCGCCCTGGTGATACACGTTGAACGTCGCCGCCGCGCTCGGCACGCTCACGCGCACCTCCAGCGTGTCCATCGCCCACGTGTCCGCATACTTCACATCCGCCGGCGTAATCGGCACCGGCTCGCCTGTTGTCACTGGCATTGTTTCTCCTAGGCATACACTGCGACTTTTCGCAGCGAGCCGTTCACTGTGATCTCGATGTAGCCGGTGTAACCGCCGACGCTGCTGGCCACATAGTTGCCCAGCACCCACTGCGCGCCTGTTGAGCCGACCTGGAAATAACTGCTCGCCCGCACGTAGCCGCTCGACCATAGATTGCTCGGGTTGACATAGCCCAGGTTGCTCGTGACCAGCCCGTTCAGCCGCGTCGGCCCCGTGATCGACACGCCATCCTTGCCTTCGATGTAGAGAAAGGTGTTCGCGCCGTCATACATCGGGTAGATCTTGCCCTGCTCCGTGCTGGTGCCGGTGAGATACCACGTCACGCTGCTGCCGGCGTAGGCCACATTCGGCGTCGTGTTGTCGTAGAACAGGTTGAAGCCGCTGGCATTCATCTCGGCATAGTTGGACAACGAGCCGGCCTTCAGCTTGCCATCGCTCCCAAAATACGCCTGAAGCGTGCCGGCGTTGTAGCCCCCCAGCTCGTAGGTGCTGCCGCTCTTGCGCATCCGCAGGCCCGTGAAGCTGCCGCTGAACGTCGTCGCGTTGCCGAGCAGGATCTCGCCGGCGGTGAGCGTGCCCATGTTGGCCGTGATGACGCTGAGGCTCGCCGCGCTGATCTTGCCGCCGTTGATCAGCGTGCTGTTGGCATTCACATCAGCCGCCGCGCTGCCACTGGCCAGCGCGTTGCCGCCCGTCACGGTGATCGCGCCGGTGATGCTCAGCGTCGAGCCGTCCCAATTCAATCGGCGATCGGCGGTGCTCGTGCCGATCCAGAATGACGCCCCCGTGCTGCTCAGATTCACCGTCTGCACGCCGGCATTGAAAAGCTGCAGCGGCACATTCTGCAACAACACGCCGGCGCTCGATGCGCGAATGTATTGATCGGCCGTGCTGGTGCCCGTGCCGGCGAAGATGCCGAACTCATCCGCCACGCTGAACAGGCCGCGCAGGTTGCCCTCACGCGTCCGCACCGTTGCATTCTTCGGATGCAGCGACCAGCTCACCGCCTGCGCGTAGGGCGAATTCGCGCCCCATGCGCCATCCACGGTAGTGATCTCGTAAAAGCCGCTCTGATTCTTGCCGTAATTCAGCACCACGGCATCGACCGGCACCACCGTGCCGCCGGCCATCCCGCCCTCCGCCGTGCTCACGTTGTTGGCCAAGATCGGGTCGCCGGTGCTGTCGGTGATAGGGTCGTTGCTCGTGTCGTCGATCGTGATGCCGGCGTGCCGGATGAACGTATAACGCTGCGTGCGCGTCGCTGAATCGAAGCCGCTCGTGCCATAGCTCGTGTCGAGCACCACCGCGCCCCACGCATCGGCCACGCTCAGCGAGCCGGCGCTGCGTGATAGCGTCCTGAATCGCACGAGGTCGCGATTCTCAAACACCCGCACGCCCGGCGCGCTCGGCAGGTCGCGCACGATAAACGTGCCCGACGAGCCAGGCGGGGGCATCGTGAAAGCGCTATACAGCACCGCCACGCTCTTCGTGATGATCTGCGAGCCGGCCAGCGCCTGCTCCAGATCCGTCACGAAGCTCTTCGCCAGCAGCTCGTCGCTCGTCAGGTATCGGAAATCCGCGGCGCCGGCGTTTGTAATCCCGAAGCCGGTGGTGCCGCTGGCATAGTTGTGGCTCTGCAATGTGCCGCCGCTGGCCAGCTTCACCAGGTTGCTGCCGGCCTGCATCACCACGTCGCCGGCCGGCTGCAACGTCAACGCGCCGGCTGCCGTGTCAATCGTCGGCGTCCTTAGCTTCACCAGCGCCAGCGTGCCAGCCGCATCCGTCGCCAGCAGGCTGGCATTCGCGCCCGGGTTGCTGCTGCTGGTGATCGCGTGCGCGTGCGTCGTGCCGGTCGCGCTGTTCACGCTGCTCACGCTCAGCGCGCTCGGCGTGCCGATGCCAATGGCCCCGCCGTAGTTGTCGAGGCCGTTGGTGTAATTCACGCTGATGGTGCGGTTGGCGCTCAGGTCGCCGATGCTGTTGATGCCGATGCCGCCGATCAGCGTGCGCGATTGCGGCACCCATGCGCCGCCGACATTGTTCTGAGACTCGGTGAGCGTCGGCGAGCTGCTGGTGCTGTTTTGCAGCTTGTTCACCGTCCGCATCGTGCCGATCAGCGCGTCGGTGCCATCCGGCACGCGCTCGCCGTTGCTGCTCACCGTGATCTGCGCGATCACGCCATCCGCGTCGAACTTGCGCCGCACTTCCAGCACAAACATGCGCTGGCTGGCGATGCGCAAAAACGAGCGCCGGCCGCTCGCATCCTCCACCACCCCGCGAAAGTCCACCACGATCACGCTGCCCGGCATCACCGTCGCCGGCGGGTCGACGCATTCGATCTGATATTCAATCGTCGGGTCTTTCAGCTGCTGCATCTGAATCGCAGCCAGGTCGTAGAGCGTATTCGCGCCGGCGGTGCGCTCCGCCGGGTCGGTCGTTGGGCGCACGTCGTCATATCGGATCAGGCGCTGGCGCAGGCCATACGCCGCCGCGCTGGCCGCGTCCTCGATGTAATGGCGAGAAACGCCGCCGCCCAGGTTGACGCTCTGGATCGTGTAGGGCGAGTTGCGCGTGCTGTATTGCAGGTCGATGCGCGCCGAGCCATCGCCGGCCCCGACTGCGACGATGTGGTTGCACAGGTTGCTCGCGTCAATCGCGTAGCGCAGCCGGGTGATCAGCGTGAGGTCGCTCACCCCGCGCCGCTGCCCCATGGCCGCATTCGCCAGCGTCGCATCCGGCGTCGCCGCATTCAGCCGCGCCGTCGTGAAGCGCCCGAACCTGAACGCATTCGCGCCGGTTGCCACCCAGTAGCCGCGCTGCAATTGGCGGATGGCATCAATCGCGCCGAGAAACGACAGGCCTTCCGTGCGCAGCGTCACCGGCCCAAACTCGCCGGCGCTGTTGTCATAGCTCACGCTGATGTTGGTGCCGATCAGCAGCGTCGCGAATGCGTCGCTCAGCGTGTCGTTGCTGATGATGCCGGTGCTTTTGTTGGTCAGTAACCAATCAACACTGCCAAACACCTCGCGCGCCACCACCCGCGCCACCCGCTCGCCGGCGTCCACATCGCCCTGCGCGTGCGTGTAATCGCCAATCTGGCCATACACCGCGTGATACACGCGATAGACCTTGCCCAGCCCGAACCCCTGCGCGTTGTAAATATCCGCTGGCAGGCTGAACTCAATCTCGCCGATCTGCGAGGCGCGCTGCGTGATCGACACATCGCTGATCTGCACGCTGGTGCCGTTGCCATACAGCACGTCGACGCGAAAAGCCGACTTCATGCCGATCAGCGCCGGGTTGCTGCTGCCGCTCACCGGCGCATTGAACACGCCCGCGCCGTAGGCTGCGAAGGTGGGCAACACAGCCGCGCCGCTGCCGGTATACGTCGGCTTCGTGAATGCGCCGGCCCCGCTGCCCGTGAGTGATGGCAATGAAGGCGCGCCCGTGCCGGTGTATTGCACCGAGGCGAAGCTGCCCGTGCCGCTGGCGGTGAGCGCGGCCAGCGTGCCGCCGCCGCTGCCCGTGTATTGTGGCGGTGGGGTGAATGTGCCCGCGCCGGTCGCGGTCAGCGGTTGCAGCAGCGCATCGCCGGCGCCGGTGAACTGAAGTGGGGCAAACGTGCCCGCGCCTGTTGAGGTCAGCGCCGGCATCAGCAGGTCGCCGTTGCCCGTGTAAACCGGCGCAGTGAACGCCCCCGCGCCCGTCGCGGTCAGGGGTGAAGGCAGCGCCGGCGAGCCGCTGCCGGTGTAGGTGGTGGTGAACCACTTCGCGGAGAGATATGCCTCGACGTCCTGCCGCTGCTCTGTGGTCAGTGCCGAGTTGTAAACGATCACCTCGGCGATGTCCACCGCCGTGCCGTCCCCGCGGCCGTTGATGTCCCATCCGCCCGTGCCGGTCGATGGGTTGAGCGCCGAATAGCTGGCCGGCGTGCCGCCCGTGCCGTCCACAAACAAATTGACGTTTGTCCCGTCGAGTGTGGCAGCGAGAATCACCGCCGTGCCGGATGCCGCAGCCGCGCCGCGCACCTGATAGCTGGATGATGCGTAAGCGGACGCCACCGCCGCATATCCCGACTGCCCCCACCATGCCGATATGCCCGGCATGTATCGGCCCGACACTGAGCGATCAGACGTGAGCAACAATTGCGCCCACGTCGTCGGCGTGCTCGTCGGCTTCAACACCATGAAAAGCGTGTAGCTGTTGGCCTTCGCGATGCTGAAGTTGTTGTTGCCGGCGGTCGATAAATACTGCGCAGCCGTGAATCGGATCGCCGTTTTGTTGCCGAACGCGCTCGCCTGCGTTGATGGGCGAAGGTTGCTGGTGCCCTGCGCCGCGTGCCGGCTGTTGCCGCTCTTGTCATTCCACTGACTGACCACGCCGCCGCTCTGCGTGATGCTCCCGCTATCGCTCGCGTCGAGCCATAGCTGGCATCCAGTGATGTCAGTCGGTGCAGAGATGGCCATGGATTAGCCCGCCGGCAGGGTGATGCTGAACGACGAGATCGCGATCACGCCACCCGCCACAAACACGTTTTCATCGAAGTTGACGTCGCCGCCGCTCGTCTTCGCAATGCTGAAGTCGAGCCGGCGATCCGTCGTGCCGGCGCTGCTGCCCGGCGATGTGTCACCCGTGCGATAGAAGCGGCCATAGCCGGCCGTGCCGCTGTTGTCGGCGCTGCTGTCGTTGGTGATCGCCGCGAAGCTGATCGCGCCGGCGCTCGCCGCGCTCGTCACCGCATCGCTGGCCAGCGTCAACGTGCCGAGCAGCGTGCCCGTGGCCGCGTCATTCGCGCTTGCCGGCTGGCTGCCCGTGTAGATGTTGATCCTGCCGGTGCTGTCAAACGCATCGGCCAGCCCACTGTCGAGGATCTTGTTTCTCAATCCGGTTGATATTCTGATTGCCATTGATTACCTCCACGCGCTCCTGAATTCCACACTGCCACTCACCGCCGCGCTGAAGGTGAGCGCATTCACACCCGGCACCAGCGACAGAAATTCAATCTGCGTCGCCGGCCGGCTGCTGTTGCCATACTGATTCACACTTGCCACGCGCACCGTCTGCGCGCCACAATCGATCACCAGCGCCGCCGCCGTCGCCGCGCCATAGGTGAAGCTCTGCCCGTTCGTCGTGTTGGTGATCACCACGCCGCCGGCGAGCGAGTTATTGAAGGTGAACACGAGCGACTTGATCACGTCGGCGTTGCCGGCGTTGGTGAGATTCACGCTCAGCGCGCTCGTCAGCGTCGCCGTGGTGAGCGAGGTGTCATACCAAAACGGCTCGCGCACAAACGTGCAGCTCACGCGCCGCAGGCCGGCCGGCATCTCGTGCTCGCCTTCGCTGCGCTCGTCGATCTTCAGCAGCTTCGCCGTGCACTGCCGGCTGCTGCCGCCGGCGTGCGTGCTGGCCACCAGCGTGCCGGCCTTGCCCAGCTTCGCCCGCAGCGCATCCAGCGCCGTGCGCGCGCCGCCGGTGAATAAGAACTCATAGCTCACTTCCACATCACTGTCGGGTGAAAGCGTGCCATACAGGTCATACGCCCCCGCCCTGCTGCCCGTGGCGCGCAACGTCGCCTGCTCAGCCTGGCCGGCGATGCCATAGCTCGCCATCGCCGTCGGCAGCGTCACCCCGTCAAATGTTGAGAGTCTCATGCCGGCATCACCATCAAGCCGGCGCGCCGCAATGCGCGCACCGTGCCATCCTCCACCGCCGCTGCATCAGCATTTCCGTGGAAATGCATCTCGATGCTCACCGTGTTCTGGCCGGCGAGCGCGCCCCCGCTCACCGATGGAACCTGCACCGCCGCCAGGTCGCTCACCACGCCCTGCAACTGCACCGCCGGCAGCTCGCCGGCGCGCTCGATGCCGATGGCCATGCCGGCCATCATGTTGCTGCCGATGTTTGCAAACACCTTCGAAGGCGAGGCCATGCCGAGCGACTTCTTGATCGCGTCAATTGCGCCATTCACAATCCCGCTCAGCGTGCTCAGGATCGTTTGCGGCGCTTGCGTGATGCCGTCGATGATGCCCTGGATGATGTTCTTGCCGATGTCGATCAGCGTCGTGCCCTGCTCGCCGATCCAGTCGATCGCGCCCTGAATCGCGCCGGTGATCGAGTCCTTCAGCGAATTCCACGCGATCTCGGCCTTGCCGGTGAGGTCCGTCCAGGCCGCCGCGATGATGCGCCCCACCTCGGCCAGCGTCGTGTCGATGTAATCCTTCGCCGCCTTCAGCACCGTCTCGACGGTGGTCTGAATCGTTTGCCACGCGCCAGACCAGTCGCCGTTGAGCGCCTGCATGAACGCCTTGATGATGCCGCCGATCAGCGTCACGGCCACGGTGATCACAAACTTGATCGTATTCCACGCGATGCGCAGCGCCGCCTCGATCTCGGTGCGGTGCGCTTCAATAAACGCGCCGATCTTCCCGAAGATCTCGGTGATCACCGCGCCGATGCTCTGCACCGTCTCTTGTATCCCGCCGAGGTTGTTTTGCCAGGCATACGCCAGCGCGGCCACCGCCGCCACCACGATCGCGATCACCGCGACCACCGGCCCGCCGATCACGCCGGCCACCGCTGCGAATGCGCCGCCGATCGCCGGCAGCACCGTCATCAACCCGCCGACGATCGTCAGCACCGGCCCCAGCGCCGCCGCAATCGCCAGCGCGATCGTCACGTTCTGCTGCATCGCCGGCGAGAGCGTGTTAAACGCCGTCATCAGCGTCGTCACAAACTGCGTCGCCTGCGTCACTATCGGCAGCAGGCTCGTGCCCAGCGCCGCCGTGGCGTTTGTAAATTCAGCGCTGGCGATGCGCTGTGAATTCGCCAGGCCGTCGCTCGTGCGGGCAAAATCGCCCTGAGCGGTGCCGGTCTGCGCCAGCATCAGCGAGTAGGCCGCCTGCGCCTTCGCTGCCGGGTCGAGCGCTTCTTTCGTCGTGCTGATCAAACCGAGGCGCAGCGCCTCATTCTTCAGGATCGTCTCGTTGATGTTGATGCCGAGCGACTTCAGCGGCTCGCTCTCGCCGGTGAGGCCGGCGCGCAGTTTCTCCAGCGCTTCGTCGGTGCTGATGTTGTTGAACGATGCGAGGTCGCCGGCCAGCGCCACGAGGCTCTTGCTCATGCCGGCGCTCTTGTCTTCGGTCAGCCCCATCGACACCAATAAATTGCCGTAGGTTGCCGCCGCGCCGAGCGCTGCATTCTGGCTCATGCCGAAGGCCTGCGCGCTCTGCTCCGACCACGCAATGACCGCATCGCCCTGCTTGCCAAACACCACGCCGGCCTTGCTCACCGTCTCGCTGAGGTCGCTCGCGCCATCCACGGCATTAGAAAATAAGCCCACAATCGGCGCAGTCACGCCCAGCGTCAGGCCGGCGCCGGCCGCCGCCACCTTCGGGCCCAGCTCGCTCATGCGCTGCGTGAAGCCCTTCGCGTCCTTCTCGGCATCGCCGATCGACTGCGTGAAGCCGGCCGTGTCGCCGACCAGTTTGACTACAAGGCTCGCAAGTGTGTCGCTCATGTGTTGCTCTTTACAAACTCAACCACCGCGCTCCACTCGGCGTCGTAGTTGCGCCGGCGCTTCGGCTTCAGCATGAAATCATCCGCCTTCAGCGCCTTCTTCTTCGGGTCGCGGTTGCTGTTTGCCACCGTCGCCGCGATGATGCCGGCGTGCAGGTTGTCACGCTCAGCGCCCCACGGCTCAATGCTGTAATACGCCATCCACTCCACCAGCTCGCCGGCGCCCATGCGCGCCATCAACTCGCCGACCGTCATGCCCAGCGCCAGCGCCAGCCTGAAAATAAACTTGCGCTCAGCGCTGGCGCTCAGCCTTTTACCGCGTCATCGACTGCGCCATCGTCCAGGCCGCTCAGCCGGCGCGCGGCCGCTGCGATCTTCTCGACGATCTCATTCGGCATCTGCGCGATCAACTCAATGTCGCCATCTTCAAACATGCGCGTGCCGCTCTCGCCGAGCGTGCAATACGCCACCAGCCACAGCCGCGCCTGCGCGACCTTACCGGCGTCGATCACCGGCTGCTTCGTGTCCGGGTTGATGACGAGCTGGCCGCGCGCATCGGTGGCCATCATCTTCAACTGATAGCCATCGCGCTCGCCGGCCGTCATCTCACGCACCGTCACGCACTCGCCGCCGGCGATCTCAACCACTTCGCGCTTCAGCCCATTCAGCGAAAGCGAGATCAGTTGCGATTTGTTCATCATGTGATCGTCACGTTGCCCGTTGGGCTGATGGTGATAGTGGCCTTGTGGCCATCTTCCATGTCGCTCTCTTCCGCGATGCTCGACACAAACGCCGAGCCGCTCACCGTGAGCGCCGTGCCCGGCCCCACCAGCGAGAACGCGTGCGCGGTGCCGTTGTTGTGCGCCGTCAGCAGCGCGCCATGGCCGGCCAGCGCCTTATCCCACAGCACGGTGATGGTGAAGTCGCTCGCCGTGAATTTGCCGGTCGCGATGAATTCCTCCCAGCCGCCGGTGCTGTCATGCGCCGTCACCTCGGCCAGCACCTTCTCAATCTCCGGCCAGTCCACCTCCATGATCTTGGTGATCGACTGCGAGTTATAGGTGAGCGTCGTGCCCAGTCCGCCTTGTGTTGCCATCTTGCCTCCGTGAAATTCTCAATTCAGAATTCACAATTCAAAATTCTGATTACGTCACCGTCGGCGCGCCGTTGGCCTTGCAGGTGAACTGAATCTTGAAGCCATCCTCCAAATCCGATGAAGGCTTCATCTTGAACCAGTGCGTCGCGGCCGCGATGGTTTCACTCGCGCCGGCCTTCGCGATGCTGCCATTCGTCGTCGCGCTGGCCTTGAAGGCTGTCAGCACCGCCTGGTGCACCGCATTCGCAGAATCCCACAGCACCGTGAAGTCCCACTCGCCGAGCGAGCGCTTGCCGCTGTTGATCTGCTCCTTGTAGCCGCCGCTGCTGTCGTGCGCGGTCACCTCCGCCATCGTGCGGCTGCGCTCCGGCAGCGTGCCCTCCACCACCTTCGGGATCGTGGTGAGCACCGCCGTGATGCTGATCTTGTAGACGAGGCCAAAGCCTCCGTTCGTTGCCATGTTGCCTCCTAGCTGCGATAAAGAAACGTCACGTCGACCCGGCACACTGCCGCGTCCATCATCTCGTCGGTGTCATATTCCTCGCCGACGTTTGCATACTGCACATCGACCCCGCCGACGTTGCCGTTGCGCAGGCCGTTCAGGTCCGTGCGCAGCGCGGCCACCATCGCCTTCGCGCCGGCGTAAGTCTTCGACTGACACGTGAATTGCATCGTGCACCGGCGAAAATCCGCCGAGCCATCGTGCGCCAGCATCGCATCGCCGCCGCCCACGCGCTGATAGGCAATCGCATCGAGCGACACATCCTGCGGGATGATCAGCGGATAGATCCGCGTGCCCACCTTCGTGGCTGTCTGCCGGCCCGCGCCGACGAGATAAGCGTAGAGACCCTCTTCCAGCGTCGGCATTACTTCTTCTCCAACTGCGGCCGGATCACAGACCGCTCAATCGCCGCGCCGAAGGCCGCCTCCATGCGCGCCGTGTTGCCAAGAAAATTCTTCCGCAGGAACGGCTGCGCGGCCATCGCGCCACGCCGCACCCGCTTCGCGAAGATCAGCTCGCCGCTCGCGCCGCTATTGGCATAGAACGCCAGCGCCTGCGCCTCGCCGCGCACCGTGCGGCCGCTCATGCGCCGGCCCGTGCGCTTGTTGATCGCCGTGCGCTTCGACTTCTTGCGCACCAGGTCGATCTCGAACGGCTGCACGCCCGTCTCGAAGAACTGGTAATACCACCGGCGCTTATCCGGCCCCACCTGAATGGCTTTCGTGTTGGGTGTGTCGGGCTTCGTCGCGTATTCCGTCACGATGTGCGGGCCCGGCGCATCGGCGCGGATCTGCACCTCCGCCGGCTGAATGCCCTCGTCGAGCGCCTTCTCCAGCGTCGCGCCGCGTGAGGCCTTCGACATGGCGCGCAGCTTCGCGGCGAGCACATCGCCGCCCTCGATCTTCACATCGAAGGCCATGCCCTTGCCGCGCTTCGTTACGCTCGGTTTGCGCTTAGCCATCCACCAGCTCCCGGCACATCAGCACCAGCTCCACGCCGGCCAGGTTGCTCTCCTGCACATACACGATGTCGTAGATGTGGCCCTGCACCGTCACGCGCATCGCCGGCTTGATCCCCGGCGTGTAGCGCAACCGCACCTGCACAGTCACCTCTTCCTGCACCTGTTTGGCTTGCAGGAACTCGCGGCCGCTGATCGGCCGCACTTCCGCCCAGGTGTTGATCACCGGCGTCCACGTCACCACCTCCGCGCCAAAGGTGTCCTTCACGACGCTCTTTTGCTCGATGGTGATGAAGCGATCCAGCTTGCCGGCTTGCATCGTCAGAACTCCCACGCCCGATCGACGCCGATCAGGTCATGCACGCCCAGCGGCAACTGCGCCGGCACGAGGCCGGCACCCATCACCACCTGCTCGCGGTTTTCATACAGATGGCCGGCGATGAGCTTGATGGCGTGAATGAAATTCACCGGCACCAGCGCCCGCGCCGCGCTCACCGTGCCGGCCTGCGCGTTGCTCGCCAGCACATCCGTGAAGCCGGCCACATAGCGAACGCGGATCGCGCCAATGGGCAACAGCAAATCACTCGGCCAGCTCTGCGTCGCCTTCAGCGCAATGCGCCCCGGCGTGCTGGTCGTGTCGACGATGTAGTTGTTGCTGCTGAAGGTGAAATCCACGCCAAGCGCGTCGGTGTATTTGATCGACGTCACCGAGAAGAGAGGCGGCATCGGCAGCTTGATCACGCCGCCAAACGGCCAGCGATCCAGCACCAGCTCGCACTCCGTGCCCATCAGCACGCGCCACGCCACACCCTCGACATACACCCGCGCCGCGGTGATCAGCGACGCCAAATACGTGTCTTCGGTGCTGCCCGTGATGCGGCTGTGCATCTTCATGTCGTCGATGCTCACCGGCTCAAACGCGGGGGATGCAATGCGCCGCCATTCCATCGCTTATCCAGCCTCCCAGAACGCCGGCGCCGCGCTCGGTCGCTTGCTGGCCGTGATCAGATACGGCAGCGCGTAGATGTCGTATCCGAGATCCCCGCGCACCGTTACCATCAGGCGATTGTGCGCCGGCCCCAGCACGTCGATCATGAACGTGCCCGGCATCTTGTCGATGCGCACCTCAGCGCCGGGTGCGTCCCATATGCCGCCATCCTGGTCGATGGTGTGCACAGTGATCACCGCCTGCGCATCCGCGATCCCGACGATCATCACGCCATCCGCGCCGGTCACATCAAACGGAATGCCCGGCGTCACATTCTGCGGGATCGTGCGCTTCTCACTGGCCATCGCTTGCATCAGCTCCCTCGCTGTGGGCCGCTTGTGGCCCGCTCGGTTGCCGCCGTCTCACGACGTGAGCGTTTGCCATCGACGCGCTCGACGACGCCGGCATTCACCAGCGCCTCAGCGGTCGCCTCGTCAATCTCCGCCTCGGTGCCTTCAGGCATCACACTGCCATCCACCACCGTGGCGCGAATGAATTTCACCTTGATCTTCGTCATTTGCGTTTTCGCTTCGGTGTCGCGTCATCCGCCGGCGCATCCGGCGCTGAAGCGGTGGCGGGGGTGTCCACCGCTTCAGCGAGCCCGGCTGCAATCCATGCCTGCGCGGTTGCCGCGTCCACCTCATACGTCTCGCCCTGCTCGAATACTTTCCAGTCGGGCATGACGCACATGGAGACCAGCACCAGCACTTTCATGGATTAGGGATGCGTGCCGTATTGAATCGCTTCCGCCACGCTCAGCTTGTAGACCGTGCGCATGTAGTAGAAGAGATTCACCTGGCCATTGGCCGCGCTCGAATACGGATCGCGCAGCACCACGAGTTGCGGATCTTCGCGCATCTGCATGAAATTGAAGTTGCCGAAGATCAGCGATTTCTTGGTTGTGGCCACGGCCTCCGCGTAGCCCGTGTTGAACACCGGCGAGCCCCACAACTGCGCCTGGCCGCTGGCGCCGATTGCGCCGGCCGGCATCGGCGCAAACTGCCACGCGTTGCCGGCGAGCGAGCGATACGCGCCTTCGGTCGCGCGGCGCATCAGCCAGGCCGTGTTGTCCTGGTAGCCATCCGGCAGCGCATACACCAGCTTCGGGATGTCGGCTGCGGTGGCCGCAGATGCTGAGCCCAGCGCGTTGGTGCTGCCGCTGGCCAGCGCCTCGGTCACAAGCAGCTGGTTGTGCGTCTTCGCCCAGGCGCGCCCCACGTAATTCTCCAAATAGGCCATGACCGCCGCGTCTTCGTCCTGCATCAGCTCATAGGAGAGCGTGAGCTTCTTGGTGTATTTCACCAGGGTGAGCGACTTCTTGGCCAGCACCGGCGCATCGCGGTCGAAGGCGACCGTCTCGCCGGTGCTCACGAATTCGTTGGCCGTGCCGTTGTCGACCACGCTGTCGACCGTCGTGCCCTTGCCCGGCACGCGCTCCACGCCGAGGCGATCCGCCAGCATGCTCTCGTTGCGCTTCGCGATGATGCGATTGTTCAGGCCGGTCGGCACTGTCACGCCGCCATCGGCAGCGGTGCCGATGTTCATGTCGGTGTCGTTGCTGGCGCGCAACTCGCGAGAACGGTCGCCGGTGCGAATGTAGTGCGCCAGGGCGCGCTCTTCGGTGTCGCCGCGCTGCGTCTTGTTGACGGTGGGCAGCTCGATCTTCGGGTCCGGCTTGCCGGCGCGCAGGCCATCGCTCTCATCGAGGGTGGCGCTTTCGGCCTCCAGCTTCTCGGCGCGCGCGATGTCGGCCTTCAGCTCGTCGGCCTGCTTCATCAGGTTGTCGAACGTGGCGCGCGTCTCGGCGGTCTGCTCGCCCTCGGCCACGGCCTTCGCCTGGTCGATCAAGGCCGCGCGCTTTTGCATGAGTTGTTTCTTGTTCATGACTGTCTTAAATCTCCGTTTGTGCTATTCGCACCCTCATGCGCATTTGCGCTTGCGCCGCCTGGCGCTCCGCGTTGCGCTTGTCACCCTCAGAGGGTGGCTGCTCATCATTCACGCCGGCCGCCTGGCCGATGTGCTGATTCCTGAATGCTTCAGCGCGCTGCAGCAGCGCATCGCTGAGGCTGCCGGCGCGCACATTCACTGATGTGCCCGTGTATGCGGGGAACGTCACCGGCGAGACCTCGTAGAGCCGCACCTTGTTCAGCGTGCGATACACCACGTCCTTCTCGCGGTCGTAGCGGAACTCATCCTCGATCACGCTGAAGGCGAAGCTCATCTGGCTCACGTCGCCGCGCTGGATGCTCGCCATCAGGTCACGCGCCCATTGCGCATCGGGAGGCGTGTTCTCAATCCACAGGCCGGTGTTGTCTTCGCGCAGGGTGAGCGTGCCGGCGCCGGTGCGCCCCAGCACATAGTCGGGGTTGTGATTCCACAGCGCGCGAATGTCGCCATCCTTCAGCGAGTCGGCAAACGCGCCCGGCGCGATCTGCTCGCGCATCTCGAAGCCGAAGCCGCCGAGATCCTCGCTCCACTGGTTGAAGACCGCCGCATAGCCGGCGAGCTGCTTGCCGTCGCCGGCAGCATCGCGCTGCAAGGCACTCGCGGGGAAGGTGCGTCGCTCGATCTGTTGATTCATGGTAAAAAGAACCAGGCGGCCACATTTCCATGGAAATGTGGCCGCCTGTAACAGGTTTTTCAGCCGGGTATTAAATTGCTGCCCGTGATTCTATACCCATTTTGCCGGCGTGCGCAACTAGCCGCCGGCACAGCCTCGCAGCACCGCCGTGATGATCAGCAGCGCCAAAGGCAGCGCGATCCACCACGGCAACACAGCCTTGTTGTATTTATTCCTGAACACTTGCCTTTTATTTTAGTTCGCGTATCATGCCTTTAGTCAATAGAGAACCCGATTAATTGCAGTTAATCGGGTTCACTCATAGACTTCAGTGATTCAGGGTTAGCTTGCCATCAAGTAAAGCCCCACAATCACCATCGTCGCGCCGGTGATCTGACGGTTGTTCACAGCGATGCCACTCGCGAGAATTGGCAACATTGCTGCATCCGTCAGCCGCCGGTTTTTTTTTGCCCTGCGCGGTTTCTTCATTGATACCTCCTAGAAGTTTTGATGATGCGCCTTAGTGCACATCATCAGGATTGATAATCTTCTGGCAAGGCAATGTCAATCTGTAGGATGCCCCAATCCGATCAATTTTAAGGTGATTACTTGTAAATAACGCCACTTCTTACATTATTCACTTCCGATAACAAGTAAAGCCGGCACGGGGCTCGATTCTATAGGTCGGCAAGCAACCGCATCGCCAGTTCGTCACCTGTCAGCGCCGGCTTCGAACTGAACCACCACGCTGCCAGCGCCTCCGTGTCACTCTCCACCTCACCTTCAGTATCCCGTCCGATAGCACGCACCAGCGGCCGGATCACATCCGCCACCCATGCGCGGTGCTTCTCATCGCGATCGCCGGCGCGCTGCTCGATGCGCTTGCACGCATCCTGCACGAGCAATTGCACAGCGCGCTGTGTGTTGCTCCCCTCCCCCTCTGGCGGGGGAGGCTGGGTGGGGGCCGGCTCCCCCGCCGGCGTCATGTTCAGCGGCTGCAAATACACATCGCCGCTCTCCACCGGGTTGAGATTCTCCAAGGCGCGAATGTCATTAACAGACAACCAGCCCCAGTTGCGCCCCGTCGCGTAGGCGGTGTATCGGCTCGCAATGTCGCCGCGCAGCAGGCCGTCCACATTGAACTCCGCGAAGATCGTCTTACGCTCCATCTCGCCGATCAGCGCCCGCCCGATGGCCTGCTCCCACCGCACCAGCCACGGCCGCAAGCTGTTGATCACATAGTCGAGCGACTGGTGCTCGATGTTGCTGAACGTCGCGCGATCCAGGTCGCCGATCATGTGCGGGGGCACGCGATACAGGCCGGCGATCTCGCTGCGCGTGTATTTGCGCGTTTCCAGAAATTGCGCATCCTCCGGCGGGATGCCGGCCCGCGTCACGTCCATGCCCTCTTCGATGATCATGAACTTGTGCGCATTGTCAGCGCCGGCGTAGCTCCCCTGAATGCTCCCCTGCAGCCGCTTATACGCCTGGTCGCTCAGCTTGCCCGGGTGCTTGAACGTCGTGCCGATCTGCGCGCCATTCTCGAAGAAGTTGAGGCCGAACGTCTCAGTCGCCGCCGCCAGATTCAGCGTGCGCCGCGCCACCGCAATCGGCGAATAGCCGACGATGCCGTTGCTGCTCAGCCCGCGCACGTGGAACATGCGATAGGCGCTGATCGGTCGCGCCGGCCGGCCCGGCTCGCGATAGACATACACCAGCTCGCCCGTGTCGCGGTCGCGCTGAATCTCCATCCAGTCCGGCCGCTTCGGCCACAGCCCCAGCACGTCGGCGCGGTTGCTCAGCTCGATCTCCGCGTAGGCGTTGCCGTAGAGCAGCAGGTTGTGCATCATCGCTTCCCTGAATTCAAAGCTCGTCATTTCCGGGTTGGCCATGTCATGCAGCACCTGGTAGAGCCGGTGATCGGTCGCCACGTCCTTGCTCGTGCCGTTGCGCCGGTAAAGCTTCAGCGGCAGCGAGGCCACGCTCTCGGCCAGCACCCGCACGCAGGCATACACCGCCGCGATCGTCAGCGCGTTGTCGGTGGTGATGCGCATGCGGTTGCCCGGCGCGCCCATCAGCGCCAGCCACTCCGCCGTCGCGGCATCGCTGCGCTGTTCAGCCTGCCCTGCCGGCCCCGCGCCGAAGAAGCGATCCATGAAACGATTCATCAAGCTCATAGCGTTAACACTCCTCGATCATCGTAGACGCTCGATGCGTCGCCGTTAACCAGCGCGCGCCCCAGCGCCATGATGAGCGCAACCATGCCGTCGATGCGCTCAGTAGATTTTTCTTTGTCCGGCTTGATGTTGCCGGCCGGGTCCTGACTGGCCACCAGGTTGTTGCCCATCCACGTCAGCACCGGGTTGTTGCCGTGCGCGATGCGGTGCTGCACGATCATCTTTTCGAGGTCTTTCATCGGCGCATTCATGCTGCTATAGCCCATGCCGTGCTGAATCATGACCGGCGCGCCGTCTTTCGTATCCAGTACCGCGATGCCGTGATTCACCAGATTGTTGATGAGCTGCGAAGCATTCCAGCGGTCGAAGGCAATCTCACGCAGGTCGTATCGCTCTGCGTCTTCTTTGATCTGGTCCTCGATGTAGTCGTAATCGATCACCTCACCCGGCGTCGCGGTGATGAAGCCCTGCCGCACCCAGACGTCATACGGCACGCGGTCGCGCTTCGAGCGCTCACGCATGGCTGCTTCAGGGATGAAAAACCGGCAGAGCACGCTGTAGTTGTCTTCATCTGTTTCAGGCGGGAAGACCATCACAAACGCAGAGATGTCGAGCGTCGACGACAGGTCGAGGCCGGCGTAGCACACCCGCCCGCGCAGCCCGTTGTCATCCGCCGGCGCGCCGCACGCCTGCCAATGCGCCAGGCTGATCCACTTCGTTTCAGCCTGCGTCCACACATTCAACTCCAGCCGCAAGAAGGCATTCAGCGCGGTGGGCATCTCCTTCGCCTTCTTCGCCTTGCGCCGCATGTCGTCGATCTTCTTCGACACGCCGAGGTTGGGGTTGGCCTTGATCCAGTTGCGCTCATCCTCCCAGTCATCGCTCTCATCCAGCCCGTAAACGATGCCGAAAAATGAATCGTCCTCAACCACGCCGCTCAGCACTTTGTCGGTGTATTCATGCTGCTCCCAGCACACACTGTTGCGATCAAAGCCAGCAGTGGTGATCATGAATATAAGTGGCTGCCGGCGGGATCCGGTTGCCGTGTCGAGGATGTCCACCATATCGCGGCTCTTGTGCGCATGCACCTCATCGATCACCGCGCAATGCACATTCAGGCCGTCGAGCGAGTCCGCATCTTTGCCTAGCGGCTCAAACTTACTTGCGGTTTCAGGGATGTGGATATTGTCTTTGAACACGCGCAGCCGCTTGCGCAGCGCCGGCGATGCTTTCACCATGCGCGTAGCTTCGCTGTGGGTGATGCGCGCCTGGTCGCGCTTCGTGGCAGCGGTGTAAACCTCAGCGCCGGCCTCGTGGTCGGCCAGCAACATATAAAGACCGACGCCGGCCAGCATCGTGCTCTTGCCGTTTTTGCGCGCCACTTCCTGATAGGCTGTCCGGAAACGCCGCGTGCCATCTTCGCGCATCCAGCCAAACACGCACCAGATGATGAACTGCTGCCACGGCTCCAGCTCAATCGTGCGGCCGGCCCACTCGCCCTTGCTGTGCTTCAGCCAGCCAAAAAAATCAATGGCATGTTGAGCTGCATCAGGGTCGAATTCCAGCCCGCGCTCGTGCCCGGTCTCCAGGTCGCGCAGGTGGCGCTCACACGCAGCGCGCACCGACTTACAGGCGGCAATCTTGCCTGCAACGACATCGTGCGCGTATTTCATTGCGGGGTGCTGTGCGCCCTTGCTCATTTCTTCTTTTGCATGAACTCGTCAAATGGATCTTCGTCGGGCTTCGTCTCGATCTTGATGCGAGACCGCGACGCCGGCGTGATGCCCAGTTCGCTCGCCAGCTTCACCATCTGCTGCACGGCCATGTTGCTCACCCGCACCCACGGAGACACCACCTCATCGCCACGCGAGTTTTTTATAACCAATGCCTTGCGCTTCAACTCACGCTGCGCCTCACCCCACTGCCCGAACGCCTGGCAATACAGGGCCAGCGTGCCCGTGTCCACCTTCGTTAACACCTTTGATGCTGTCAGCTCAGCGGCCAGCCGGCGCCATTCCTCCGCAGCGGCAGCAGATAAATAAACAGGCGGCGCAAGCTCATCACTCACCACCGGCGCAATCACCGGCTCGGCGTGCTTGATCTTTCGCTTGCCGGGGTTGCCGGCCAGCTTCTTCGCCGCTGTTGGCGTCGGTTTACGTCCTCTCATCGCCCTTTTTGCGAAAATCGCAATTTTGCGGATGCACGCACGCGACGGACAGGCGGTAATACTTCGAGACCTGTAGAGATTTCACCCGCCCCTCCCCGCCGGCGCCGCCCCGCGCAGCTCGTCGAGCGTCTTGCGCGAGTGGCACGACTCGCAAAGTGGTTGCAAATTGCCGAAGTCGTCGGTGCCACCATCTCGTCGAGGCTTGATGTGATCGACATCAGTGGCCAGCACCGGCCGGCCCTCGTGCACCTGGTAAGGGTCGCGGCACAGCGGCTCGCCGGCCAGCACCATGCGGCGCAGCTTGCGCCATGTTGCGCCATAGCCACGATCTGCAGCAGAGCCGCGACGCGCAACGTCGGCCTGCTCGGCGCGCTTGCGGCAGGCGTCGCAGTAGTCACCCCGCTCAATCACAGCAGGGCACCCCGGCATTTTGCAAGGCCGGCCGGCCTTTTTCATCGAGGGCACCCCGTCAAATAGACGAAGGATTCCAGCCGATACATCCGCTTCAAATCTTCGCCCCGCTTCAATTCGAGCTGGCGCACGTCATCCTCCAGCGCGGTGATGCGCTTGTGCGCGGCAAACAGATCGCGCCGCAGATCGGTGATGTCGTTGCGCATGGCGAGCATGTCGTCGATGGACTGGTAGCGCGATGTGACCGCCGGCGCTTCAGGCAGATCAGGGAACGGCTTCGCGTTGGCACTCGCAACTCCAGCGCCGGCCACCACGCACAGCAGCAGCGTGATGGCGATCACAATGGGCGCAAACTTTCGATGACGCGCAACAGCGCCGGCAAATTGCCGTGCCGCGTGCAGGCCTCTACCAATTTTCGCGCCCGCTCGTCGATCGTTGCGTCGTCGCTCCATAGTTCATCTTCCTTCCATCCGAGCTTCGCTCTCAGGTCATCGATCTCGTCGTTGTTGAACTGATCCATCAACCGGCCGGTCAACGTCTCGCGGATTTGTCCAGCGCCGTCGGGCCGGCCTACGAGCCGGCGCTGTAATCGTTTGGGCTGCGCCTCGCATCCATCACCGCGAGCTGCGTGATGATCGACTGTTGAACGCGCGACTGCTCGCGCTGGGTGTCGGCAATCTGTGCCTGCGTGCGCGCCTGCTCGCGCTGGGTGTCCGAGATCTGCGCCTGCGTGTTGCTGATGCGATCCAGCGTCGCAGCGATCTCTCGCATCATTTGCCGTGCCTCCTGGCGGTCATGCACGACCAGCCGATAGAGCAGCCACAACAGCACCAGCACGATCACGTTCGTGATGATGGATGTGGCGTTGGTGGCAACGTTCCAATCTGTGTAGCTCATGTGGCTTTGAATCACCGCAACAGCTTGCCGGCGACGCCGGCGAAGATCGACTTCTCATTGCCGGCCTGCGCTCTGGCATCCCACCAGCGCGCCGCCGCGAATGTCGCCTTGCTCACACGATCGCCGACGATGGCCGCCACCACCACCGTGAGCGCATATTCGCTGATCGACATCACCGTGCAGGGGATGAACACGATCACGCCGGCGCACCCGAGCGCCACAGCGATGGCCGCGATGGCGATGATGCCGGCGCCGATCACCGCCTGCTGCGTGTCAGCATCAAGCGCGGCGAAGCGGACGCGCAGCGGGGGGATGAGGATGAAAGCGAGCGAGAGCAGCAATGAGAATGCGGCAGTGAGGCCGCCGGCGGATAACAGATCGAGCGTCATACAACCTCCATCGGATCAGGAAAAACAACAGGCGGCCACATTTCCGCAGAAATGTGGCCGCCGAGAATTCGGTTTTACAGCCGTCTTCAGTTGGCTGTGATTATAGGGCTTTCCGGCGTTTTGGCGCGAGATACATCACCGAGAGATTTTGAAGACTCAGATTCTCAATCGGCAAGCGGATCTCCACGCGCTGAGACAACCGGCCAATGGTCATCAGGTTGCGCAGCTCAGCGCGCACCGCTTCCATCACCTGTTTCTCTAACTCATGAAGTTTTTGAATCTCTTCAGAGGTGGTCTGCTGCTCCATCGAAACAACAACGGCAAAAAATGAATGACTAGAACACCTGAGCGAATATTAACAAAATCCCCCTGATATTGCTATCTTCCCCCGAAAGTTGCTACTTTTGCAGTATCTCGCCGGCCACGCCGCCGGCGCTTCTCATATATATCCTATGGCGCGCCGGCATATAGGCATCGGCCATCAGTCGCGAAAAAAAAAATAAGCTGCAATCTTCATGGCACCGCGCCGCACGCATATATACATGCTCTGCACTAATTGGAAGGCCTGTGCAAGTGGGCAGGCCAGCCGGCGCAATGTTGCGCGAAAGTTGCGCGCAGTTAGTGCCGGCAAACGTCTACTTAGTGCCAGGAGGGCAATAAACGAAACAGATCAGCGCGGCGCGGGCTTCTTGCGCGGCTCGGTGTAGGTGAGGGGGCCGGCCGCGCCGGCCTTCCGGTCGCGGTTGCGCTTCGCCATCAGCCTCAGCAGATCGTTGATCGTGGTGATCGCCGTTTGGCGCTCGGCCTCGTCGGGGAATTCGGTGCGCAGGATGTGGGCCGTCTCCTCGACGTCGTTGTAATACGCTGCCTGCGGCTCCCTGAAGGTGGCCTCGATGCCGGCCTTCAGCAACGCCACGGCCAGGTCGATCTTTAGCGCGCCGGATAAGGCCAAGGCAAAATCCGCGCTCGGCTTCGCGCCCAGCTCCACCTTGCTCACCAGCGTCTGATCCACGCGCATGGCCTGCGCCAGCTCGCCCTGCGTCATGCCGCGCTTTATGCGCTCTTCGCGCACCCACTCGCCAAAATCATCTTGTGCCACGGATTCATATTGTAGGACTTTCGTCGTAATTCTTAAAATTGAACTGATTCCTATTGACAAGCGATGAACATAGGCGTATATATGAAGCCATTCCTAGACATGAGCACACCCAGCAACTCCCCATACAAGCTCCTGCTGAACCTTGGCAGCGAGCGCCAGACGAAATTGAGCCGCATAGTGGCGCAGAGCATGCTTGCCGACCCGAGCACGAAGGTCAACATGACCACCATCATCCTCGAAGCACTCGATGCTCATCTCGCCGAAATGGGGGAACTCCCCGATGCAGGGAAGGCCGGCAAGCCGATCGTGTTCAAACCATCGCCGGAGGTGCGCGACTTCATCAACCGGGCGCGCCTCAACAGCGGCATGACCACCGATCAGGTGCTCAATCAGATGATTCTGGCCGCCGTGGCCGAAGGAGCCGGCGCATGAAATGACGAAAGCCGGCGGGAAGGCCGGCTCTCAGATTCCCACACCCAGCAACGAGTGAGGAACACGCTTCGGATATTAGCGTGCGCCTCGTAAATGTCAAGACACAACAGCAACGGAGGAACGCAAATGCAACCCGCACTCTCAGTCGGTGATCGCATCACCGCCACCATCATGAGCCTCACGCTCGACGGCACCGTGGTCGACCTCACACCACGCGGGCCGCGCGTCCAATTCGATCACTACCTCTCGCCGATGCTCGTGCTGCCGGCCGAGATCGTCAACATCAACGGCCAGCCCGTCGCACAAGAGGCACACGCATGAGCCGCTGCCCGATCTGCCACAAGCGCAACTGCACCACGCAGCACCGCGCCGGCACCCGAGACCGCCGCGCCGTTGCCCGTGCAGCCTACGCCCGACGCCGCGCCGCCCGCTATGGCCGAGGGCACTGGCCGACCGGCAGCACGTCGCAACTCGCGCCGAGCAACACGCCCGGGCAGATCGTCGCCACCGGCATCAGCAGCAACACAGAGCAGGTGAACGCATGACCCAGCTCACCCTCGACGACGCCGCCGCATTCGCCCGCGAAGCCGCCATCCAGCGCGTGCACGAAGCCGCCACGCTCACCGAGCGCGACATCGTGCGCAACGCCCTGGACGCCGTGATCGCACGCCGGCGCGCCTTCACCAGTGAAGACGTGATCAACGAGCTGGGCGAGGCATACGCCACCATTCGCGAGCCGCGCCTTCTCGGCGCGATCATCCGCATCGCGGCCAAAGAGGGCCGCATCATCGCCGGCGCATACGTGCCCGGCACACGTGCCGAGCGCCACAAAGCGCCCATCCGCACGTGGCACGTCGCACCCATCGATCACTGACACCGGCGAGGGGTTAACTCCTTACCCTCGCCGGCTCTCCTCCAAGACGCCCTGGCGTGCCTTAGGCAAGCGCGCCAGGGTGGAGCAGCCAAACATGAAAAACACCCAGCAACAACCTGAAGACAACGCCACCGTCGTGGAGATCACGATGCCGGCGGCCATGTATGTCGCCATTGGCATCGCCATCGGCGTCGTGATTGCCTTCGTTTTCTTCTCAATCCGATGACAACGCAACCAACACAACAACCCGCGCTCAGCACGCCGCTGATCGCCATCCCGTCACCGATCACGCCGAAGGTCGCCGAGATCTTCGACGCGCACGGCTGCCGCTTATGCCACATCAACGCCGGCATGGCCGCCGAGATGGTCGCGCTGATTAACTGCAGCGCCCAGGCCGTGCAGATGTGGGATGAGGCGATGGAGCGCCACGCCAAGGTCGACACGCTCGTCGCCGCGCTGAAGAAGCTCAGCGCCTTCGTGTATCGCCTCAACCGCGACGAGAAGTGGATCACCGAAGAGCATCTCATCAACGCCGCCGCCGATGGCGAGGAGGCCGTGCGCCTCATCGATCCGGCATGGACCGTCTACATGGAGGCGCGCAATGGCTAATTTGTCGATGCCTTGGATCAAGCTCTACATAGACCTACTGGATGATCCAAAGATCGGCAAGCTGCCGCGCTCGGCGCGCCTGCGCTTCATCGAGTTGATGCTGCTGGCCGGCGAGTGCGACGCCGACGGCGAGCTTGTCATCGGAGGCAAGCCCATGACCACAACCGACATCGGATGGCGCCTGCGCGACACCGCCAAAAACATCGAAGCGGAGATCGCCGCGCTCGTCGACGCCGGCATTGTGACCATCCACGGCGACCGCATCTACGTGACCAACTTCTCCAAACGCCAGGGGCGCAGCCAGTCCGAAAAGCGCGAAGCGTGGCGAGAACGCAAGGCGAGAAAGCAGGGGGATTCACGCGGGAATCACGCGGGAATCACGCGGGAATCACGCGGGAATCCCCCTACAGACAAAGACAAAGACAAAGAACAAGACAAAGAGAAAGACAAAGACAAAGACTTGTTTGCATTGGAGGCGCGCGCGAGCGCTAAAGATCGCCTGGTCGATCTGTTCATCGGAGCCGGCCTGCGCGAGCGCGACGCCGGCACCTACGCGCAGCACATCGCCGCCACTGTCGACAGCGAGTCGCATATGCGACGCGTCGAGAATGCAATCAGGAGTCTCGTTTTAGGCCTCCGTGATCAGAAAACCGTGCGCAACCCCGCCGGCCTCGTGATCAGCACCCTGCGCGAATGGGAACTCATCCCCGAGAGCATGGAGCTGGTCGCCACGCTGAGGAACTCATGACACCCGAACAAATCACCGCCGAAGCGATCCGCATCGCCGGCGACCGCGCCATCAGCCAGACCATCACCAAGAACACGCTGATGCTCACCTGCGACACCACGGCCATCGCCGAGCAGCTCGTCGCCGACCTGAACGCCGGCGGCATCAAGGCGCGGGTGCATGACCGCTTCCCCTGCGTCGCCGTCGTGTCGCGCCGGCCGCATCAGCAGTTTCACATCGTGCCATCGGCGCGCCGGCGCTTCTACCTGCCGCGCTTCTATGGCGAAAAGGGGGAGCGATAACCATGCACTACAGCGAGTTTTTGGACCGCAAGGCGCAGCTCGGCGGCAACTATGGCTTCTCGCCGCGCTACATGCCCGACTTCCTCTTCCCGTTTCAAGCCGCGCTCGTCGAGTGGGCTGTGCAAAAGGGGCGCGGCGCAATCTTCGCCGATTGCGGCCTCGGCAAGACGGCGATGGAGTTTGTATGGGCTGAGAACGTCGTGCGCCACACGAAGAGCCGCGTGCTGATCGCCACGCCGCTGGCCGTCGCCATTCAGATGCAGCGCGAGGCCGAAAAGTTTGGCATCCGCGTGCATCTCTCACGCGATGGCAAGCTGAAGCCCGGCATCAATATCACAAACTACGAGCAGCTGCATCTCTTCAACCCGTCCGACTTCGCCGGCATGGTATGCGATGAGTCGAGCATTCTGAAAAGCTTCGACGGCGTGCGCAAGGCCGAGATCACCAGCTTCATGCGCAAGATGCGCTATCGCTTGCTGGCGACTGCGACTGCTGCGCCGAATGACTACGTAGAACTTGGCACCTCATCGGAGGCGCTGGGCTGCCTCGGCCACATCGACATGCTCAACCGCTTCTTTAAAAATGACAACAACAACAGCACGGCCACGAAGCGCAACCACCGCGAGGCCGTGAAGTGGCGCTTCAAGGGCCACGCCGAGACGCCCTTCTGGCGCTGGGTGTGCTCATGGGCGCGTGCCGTGCGCCGGCCTTCCGACATGGGCTTCAACGATGAAGGCTTCATCCTGCCGCCCCTGCACCAGGTCGAGCACATCGTCGAGAGCGAGCCATTTGACAACGGCATGCTCTTCACACTGCCGGCCATCGGCCTGCACGAGCAACGCGAAGAGCACCGCCGCACCATCGGCGAGCGATGCGAGCAGGTGGCCGCGCTGGTGAACGGCACCGGCCAGCCGGCGCTCGTGTGGTGCCATCTCAACGAAGAGGGCGACACGCTTGAGGAGCTGATCCCTGACGCCGTGCAGGTCAGCGGCAGCGATGCCGACCGCGCCAAAGAAGACAAGCTCATGGCCTTCGCTGATGGCCGCGCCCGCGTGCTCATCACAAAGCCCAAGATCGGCGCATGGGGGCTGAACTATCAGCACTGCAACCATGTGACCTTCTTCCCGTCGCACTCATTCGAGCAGTATTACCAGGCCGTGCGCCGCTGCTGGCGCTTCGGCCAGACGCGCCCCGTCACGGTGGACATGATCACCACCGAGGGCGACAAAGACGTGCTCAAGAACCTCAACCGAAAGGCCGAGAATGCCGACCGCATGTTCGCCGCGCTGGTGCGCGAGATGAACAACGCGCTCGCCATCGACCGCCACGTTTCATTTCAAAACAAAGAGGAGATCCCCTCATGGCTGTCCTTGACCAAGTGATAACCGATCGATACGCGCTTTACAACGGCGACTGCCACGAAGTGATGGCGGAATTCCCCGACGAGTCGATCGGTCTGTCGGTGTATTCGCCGCCCTTCGGCGGGCTTTACAACTACTCATCAGACGAGCGTGATCTGAGCAACTGCAACGACTACGACGAGTTTTTTGAGCACTACACCTTCACCGTGCGCGAGCTGCACCGCATCACGATGCCGGGCCGCATAACCGCCGTGCACTGTATGGACATCCCAAAGAGCAACACCGGCAGCGATAGCTACATCGACTTCCCCGGCGACATCATCCGATTGCACGAGCGAGAAGGGTGGGCTTACTGTGGCCGGCATTGCATCTGGAAAGAACCGCTCGCCGTGCGCAACCGCACCATGCAAAAGAACCTCGCGCACATGACGCTGGTGAACGATTCAACGAAGTGCGGCATGGCGAGCGCTGACTACCTGCTGATCTTCCGGCGCAGTGGAGACAACCCGGTGCCAGTGGCGCACCCCGTCGGCATGCTGGAGTATGCCGGCGAGCGTCAGATCCCCCGCGAGGTGATGCACTTTCGCGGATGGGCAGGCAAGCAAACTGAGAACCGCTATTCGCACTGGATCTGGCGGCAGTATGCCTCATCCTTTTGGGATGACATCCGCATCGACCGCGTGCTGCCTTACAAGGCTGCGCGCGACAAAGACGATGAGAAGCACGTGCACCCGTTGCAGCTCGACGTGATCGACCGCGTGATCGTCCTGCGCAGCAATCCAGGCGAGACCGTGCTTACCCCGTTCATGGGGGTCGGCAGCGAAGTCTATGGCGCAGTCCGGGCAGGCCGGCGCGGCATCGGCATCGAACTCAAGCCCAGCTACTACCGGCAGGCCGTGCGCAACGTGTTCGCAGCCGCCGGCGGCACGCTGGAGGCCGAGACGATCCCCATGCACCTGGACGAAGCCGGCAGCATGGACGATCTTGAGGAGGCGATTCCGGCGCAATAAAAGCGCCGTCGCGACGCGACGATGCCGGCTCCTCGATCCTGCAGCACGCTGCTCTCTGTTTACTATGGATCGCAGATCAGGGTGCAAGGGTGGCCGGCATCGTTAGTAAATCATCATGAACAAGCTGCAGCAACTCATCGACCGCATCTTCTTCGCCGGCGAGATTGAACGCCTCGCCGATGACAACCTCGCGCTGATCAAAGAGTGCGGCCGGCTCACCGCCGCGCTGCGCAAACTGAAGCGCGAGCCGGAGCTGGTTAGCACCCACAGCGCCATCATCCGCGTCGAAGAGAACACCGCCGGCGCATACGAGTGGAGCGCGAAGATGGGCGACGAGCTGATCGACCGAGGCCAGCGCAGCACCGCCGCCGACGCCAAACGCGACGCCGTGGCCGCTGTCATGGCCTACGTCGCCGAGCATGGAGGCACAAGCGCATGACCAAAGACGAGCTGATCAACCGCTACCTCTACGGGCAGCGCCTCACGCGAGACGAGCGCAGCGCCCTGGCGAAGCAGCTCGGTGGCGCGCCGCAAGCCGCGCAGGCCATCAAGCTGGCGAAAGAAGCTGCACGCGAAGCCTGCCACGACTGGCAGCCGGCCGTGCCGCGCGTGGGTTGGGTGGGTTATTGCTACGTCAAATACAAGCAGCTCTGGCGGGTGATCCGCGATGGCGAGATCGTCATCGCCTACGAGACCGAAGGCGAAGCGCGCCACCACGCCGCGCTGCTCGCCGACGATGTGGATGCTGAATGGATCGGCAAGATCGCCGACCCGCACGCAAAAAGCGCGTGAAACAAAGTTGATGTTTCACGAAATGAAACACGTCAAACGTGAAACAACAGGGGAGTGAAACACATGACCAACATCAGCAAAACCGCCGCCGCCGGCATCATCTTCTTCAGCATCGTGCTGGCCGGCTTCGTCGGCATCAAAGTCGATCAAACCACCGTCGCGCTGCTCGGCGGCGCATTCATCGGCCTAGTCGTTGCGATCCCGACCACCGCGCTCATCTTGATCATGGGGCTGAAGCCGCGCAACACAGAACAGGGGCAGGTGCACATGCCGCCCCAGACGCCGGCGCAAACACACACGCACTACCACACGCACAACAACAACACGATGACCATTTACGTGAGCCGGCGCGGCTTGTCGCCATTCGATCAATGCACCGAGGTGGCGCGCACGCTGCAGGTGAGCCGGCACATGGCTGAGCGTTTGATGCAGGCGGGGGATGTGAAGCTCATCGAGCCGCCGCAGGGGATTAATTGAGATGAACAAAAACAGGATGCCTGAAGAGCCCATGCTGGAAGGCAAGCCGGCGAGCGCGTGGGGGTGGTTTCTCGCCGGCTTCGCCTGGCTGGTGCTGGTTGCCATCGTCGTGGTGCCGGCAGCATTCAGAAACGACTCGCAGATCGACAAGATCATCGCCGCGCTCGATGCCGCAGGCGTCGACCGGGCGGCCGCCGTGCTTGTCATGTGGGCGCTGGCGCTCGCGCCGTTCATGGTCGCGCTGGATCGCGCTGTGAACATCAAGCACCGCTACCGCAAAGAGCGCGGCATGGTCACGCAGGAAGAGCAGGCAAACCACGACAAAGGGAACTTTTACAAGACGCTGCTGATCGTGGGGCTCCCGCTTGCGATCATCGCCATGGTTTATCTGCAGGCCGCCGGGGGCAAATAAGGCAAACAACATCATGAGGTGCATCGTGGCAACAATCATCAGCGTGTTAATGGTGGCAGCGCCGGCACCGGCAATGGCGCAGACCCTCACACCCCAGGACGCCCGCGCAACGCTCACCATGGCGCGCGCGCAGGCCACCGCGGCCAGCGACCTGGCCACAGCCAACGCGCCGACCGCCACGATGCCACCGACCAGCACGCCCTGGCCGCCATCGGCCACGCCGGCGCCAACGGCCACATCGACCAGCACGCCGACGCCATCGCCAACGATGAGCAGCACGCCACAGCCGACAGCGACGCCGGCCGCAACGCCAGCACCCACGTCGCGCCCGCGCACCTTCATGGATGACATCCCGATCATCATCCTGCTGGCCGCGCTGCTCATCGCCGGGCTGATCGGCGCCTACGCCATCACCGCGTGGAGACGCGAAAGGATCGAGCCAAATGAATGAGATCGAGACCATCCACAAGCACAGCCGCGACATCGCGCTGAAGGTGGGCGTTTTTGGCGCGATCACCACGCTGGCCGTCACGCTGGCCGTCGGTTTTCTCTTTGCCGATGTCGACGATGCGCTCGCCCGCAAGGCGCACTGGATCGTCTTCATGCTCGGCGTGCTGATCACATCCACCACCGCCATCGCGGTGCTGCTCAACGACAACGAGCAGCACCACTACCGGCGCAACCTGCAGGCCGAGTCGCGCAAGGCAAACGACGACGCCGACGCTGAGCTGAAGCGCACCCGCGCCAAGCTCGCCGAGGCGCGCATCGAATACATCAACGAGCAGCGCCGCGTGATCGGCCGGCCCATCGGCGCGCGCGTGTATGAGCGCCCCGCGCTGCCCGCCGCATCGAGCGCGACCGTTTACACCAACGGCCAGCGCAACGACGATTCGATGGCCGATGAAGAAGCGCTGCCGGTCGAAGCCGAGATGGAGATGCCAGGCGATGACGATGAAGGCGACGACGTGGCCGGCGAGACCGCCGCCGACGTGCAGACCACCGCCACCGGGCAGGTGATCGTCACCGAGTCCATGGCCGAGCGCCAGGTGCGCATCTACACCCTGGCACAGCGCATCTACGAGATCTGCCGCGACTGCGACCCGCTCACCCAGGACGCCATCAAGCGGCGCATCCCGATGAAGGCTGGCGGGTTGCTGCGCAGCAACCAGGACATCACCGACGCGCTCGACCTCATGGCCGATCGCAACCTCGTCACCCCGTCGATGGGGAAGGGGATCGCGCGCCGGTGGACGACGGCCGTGCAGGCAGAGCAGGCGAGGCGCGCCGGCGGGCAGGGCACGCGTGCGCGCACGCAAGGAGCAGGGCAATGATCACCCCGCTCCCCCGCTGCAAAAGCAGGCCTACGGAGGCCGAAAAGGCCTACCAGGTAGGTGGGTAGGGGGTGAGCGGGTAGGTAGGTAGGCTATAGCGGCGAGGCGAAAGCCTCACCGAGTAGTGGGCAGCAGGGCGGCCCGGCGGAGGCTGGGCGCGGCACCGGCCCTTTCGACGATGGGATGGGCGCGAGAACACCCTACAAGCACTCGCAACGTGCAGAGCTAAGACGTCGCGGGCGCGGCACAGAGATCGCGTCCCATCCTGTTGGAATAGGAGTGACATGCAATACACACCAATGATTGATCGGTTGGAATTACGCACCATCAACAGATTAGAGACAAACTCTATTGAAATTCATGGCGTTGTGAGAGGCCCTCAAAACAACACCTTCCTTTCGCCGGCTGTGCTCGGAGCCCCTCAACCAATCAGAAGCGACATCCCTGCGCCTGCGCTCAATTTGACATTTGAGCAGGCAGCAAGGCTTTATCTAGAGCTGGGCCGAGCGCTGGGCAAGATCGATTCAGAGGCATTGCAGGCTGCCAGCAAAGCACAAGCCGCGCACATTGCAGACCTGCGCGAAATTGTCCTACGCCTGGTCAAGTAGGGGACAGATCATGCTAGAAATCATTTTGAGAGAAATCATCGCCGGCACACGGCCAACGCCATATCACATGACCAACGGTGCGCGGCTCGACTGGGACGCCGGCGCGCAGCAGCTCACCGTCACGCGCATCAACCGCTCGCCCGGCGAGCGCGAGATAGCCATTTTCAAGGCCTACCTCAAGCGTATCGGCTACCGCGCCAGCACCAGCACGCCCGTGGAGATCGCGCCCGGGTTGAATAGCTGGATCGGGCAGCGACTGCAACTCGTGAAGATCGAGCAGCCGGCGCCGGCCGCCAGCCAGGGGAGCTTGTTCTGATGAAAGCAATCGATCTTCTACAACGACTTCAGCGCAACCCAGATGAAGCCGTTATTGCGTATGAAGGCACGCCAAAAAATTGCGCGTGGATCATCAACCGGCAAGGCGTTGTGATGCACAGAGCAAACGTCGATGAGCCGGCTGCGCACCTAGCGGCTCGCTTGCCCATTCAGCTTGTGTGCGTGGCGTGCCAATGGCCGAGCAAGGCCCGTATTTATCGCCCAATATCGGGGTGAAAGTCATTTAATTTAAGCCTACTTAAAGGAAACAATGAGCAAAGAACTCGTTACCACCAGCCCAAAGGCCGACTACCAGGCCGCGACCGCTTATCTGATGTCTCTCAGCACCACCGGGCGCAGCAGCATGGAGTCGACGTTGCGGCTGGTGGCGCGCATCATGGGCGCCGAGGATTACACGCAAGTGAACTGGGCATCGCTCAACGCCGCAAACGTGCAGGCGCTCGTCGCCAAAATCCGCGACACCCCCACTGAGCGAGGATCGGCCAGATCGCCCAATAGCGTCGCCACCGTCCTCAACGCCCTCAAAGGCGTGGCCAAGGCCGCCTGGCGACGCAACACGCTCGCCACCGACGCATGGGAGCGCATCCGCGACCTGAAAGCCCCGCGTGGCTCACGCCTGCCGGCTGGCCGCGACATCGCGCCCATCGAGCGCGCCGTGCTCATCTCCGCCGCCGTCGAAGATCCACGCATCGCCGGCATCCGCGACGCTGCCATCATGGCCGTGCTGATGGCCACCGGCATGCGCCGCGCCGAGCTGGTCGCGCTGGCCCTCGAAGATGTGGAGATGAGCACCGGCAAAATCACCATCATCGGCAAGGGCGACAAAGAGCGCACCGCCTACATCGCCGACGAGCCGATGCAGGCCGTGCGCGACTGGCTGCAGGTGCGCGGCATGAATGAAGGGCCGCTCTTTTGCGCGATCACCAAAACCGGCAAATTGCAACGCGACCGGCACATGAGCCCGACCGCGCTGCACTACATCATCCAGCGCCGCGTGACCAGCGCCGGCCTTAGCAAGATGACCGCGCACGACTTCCGCCGCACGCTCGCCGGCGATCTGCTCGATGAGAACATCGACATCGCCACCGTCGGCGAGCTGCTCGGCCACTCCGACCCGAAGACCACCAAACGCTACGACCGCCGTGGCGAGCGAGCGAAGAAGCGCGCCGCCACGCACGTGCACGTGCCCTACAAGCGAGGCAATTCATGATCACACTCACCGTCAGAGAACTCATCACCGAAGACTGGAGCCGTTTTGCGCGAGAGCGGGATGCTTATGCCGCCACGCTGCCCGACAAACCCTCCAAGAAATATCTACTGGCCGGCTGGTCGCCGATGAACTTCGCCGGCCTGTATGTTTGGCGTGCGGTCGATGTGGTGCTCTATGTGGGCATCAGCGCCAATGTCGGCGAGCGCCTGTATTCACACTTGGGAGATGAGCGCGGCCACAGATCGCAGCAGATCAGCCAGGTCGGGCAGCTCGTGAAAGCAAACGAGCCACAGTCGCACGGCTGGAGCATCGACGTTTATCCGATCAGCGATCTTCGTGAAGGGCGCAGCCCCATCGCCGGCGCGCCGTATGTAGATCGGCTGTCTGAATATGAAGCGATCACAATAGACGCATTGCAACCGGCATTAAACGAGAGTTTGAATCACAAGCGCATGCCACTGCCCGCGCACATCCGCGCCGACGGCAAGGGCGCGATGGATGCCGCCAATGCAGCGTTTGGAGGTTGATGTGAGCGAAGAACGCGAGACCTATGACATGACCAGCGCCATTTTGGACGCAACCGAGCGCCGGCAGGCGACAACCGAACATCTTGCCGCCTTCGGGCGCGATGTGTTGGAGTGGATCATCGCTAACGATTTTTGGAACGATGACGCCGGCGAAGACTTCATGCCATTGGCCGAAAAACACGGGCTTGCGCAGCGCGTGCCATATGACCCAGAGACGCATGGCGAGATTGACGCCGACGAAGGCGTCATGATCTGGTGGATAGACGCGACGCAATGGGACGGTGGCAAATGACCACCCTGCCCCACCCCGCGCCGGCCCCTGATCGCGCCGACTTGCGCATCGTGCAGCACCCTGCACAATATGTTGCACCGATCAACCTGAACGATCCACATGCGCGTGGATTCATCGCCGCTATCGCCGAAGGCCTGAAGCAATGCAACCAGACACCCAGCAACAACACAGGGCGACCGTCCTGATTTACGCCCGCCGCTCGAAGGTCATCAACGAGAGCGACCGTTTCAACGTCGACGGCCAGCTCGCCGCGCTGCGCGCCGAATGCACCAAGCGCGGCTACGACCTGCCGCCCTTCCGCATCGAGGAATACATCGACGCGCAAGGGCATCGCAGCGGCCGGCACGAGCACACCCGCCCCGAATGGCTGAAGCTGCGCGCCAGGCTGAACGCGCCCGACGTGCTCGCCGTCATGTTCTACACCATCGACCGCGCCAGCAGATCCGTGCGCGACTTCGCCGACCTGATCGAGGTGTGCAAGACGCTGAACGTCGGCATCATCTCCATCATCGATGGCGTGGATACGCTCGCCGGCGTGGGCCGCCGCCACCTCGACCTTCACCTGCGCGCCATGATCGCGCAGGATGAATCAGACCTTGCCAGCGAGCGCATGACGCGCCGCATCATGCTGAAGCGCCAGGCTGGTATCCCGCACGGCACCCCACCCTTCGGCACCCGCTACGCCGGCCAGGGCGCGGCCATGCGCCGCGTCGCCAATGAGCACGCGCCGACCGTCGTGCAGCTCATGCAGTGGTATACCGAAGGCATCAGCAACCGCGCCGTGATGCACCGCGCCAATGCTGCCGGCCTGCTCCACGTCGACCGCCACGGCCGGCTGGAGCCGTTCAGGCTCGGCGCCGTGCAAACCATCATCAGCAACGTGCTGGCCTATGCCGGCTACCTGCAGCACGGGCCGCACACCAAGCGAGACAAGGTGCAGCTCGCCGGCGAAGGCGCGCTCGTCGACCGCTACGCCCGCGCCGTGGGTGCGGTGCGCTCGCCGGCCATCGAGCCGATCATTTCCATGGAAATGGCCGAGGCCGTCATCGAGCGCAAGCTGGGACGTCAGCGCACAGGCCGGCCGGCGCGCTCGCTCGCGCTGCTCACGCATGCGCTGTGGCACGAAGGGCGAAGGGTGTATAGCGCCGCGCGGCATGGCGGCCGCTATCGGTTGCACGGCCGTGGCTCTGAATCCTGGCCGATCGCGCACGTTGACAGCCAACTGCTCGACCAGCTCGCCGGCCTGCGCTTCAGCGACGCGCTACAGGCCGCCATTGTGGCGCACGTGATGGATCACACCCGCGACGATGAACGCGACGCGCTGCGCGCACGCCAGCGCGACTACGAGGCACGTTTACAGCGCGTGCAGGATATGTATGAAACGGGGATGCTCAGCCGCGCCGATTTTCAATCGCGTTTCATGGCCATCGATGGCGTGCTGAGCGAGACGCGCCGGCTGCTCCTCGCGCCGTCGCAGATCGACACCGTGTTGCAGCAGCTCCGGATTCTCGCCGAGACGCTGCACCTCATCCCGCACGAGCAGCGCCGGCGCGCTTTGTATCACCTCATCGAGCGCGTCGACATCGACGCCGGCGGCATCATCACCCGCGTGCAGTTGCGGGAATGGGCACGGGCCGCATTCCATCAAACGATAGAAGCGGCCCGTGTTCTGAGGCTAAACGATGCCCTGGACAGGATTTGA